AAAACATGTTTAAGATTAGGTGCTAGGATAGTAGGTAAATGCATGATGGGTAGTACTAGTAATGCTTTAGATAAAGGTGGTAATAATTTTAAAAAGTTATACTATGATTCAAACGTTACAAAAAGAAATCGTAATGGACAAACAAAGTCTGGTTTATATTCTCTTTTTATCCCAATGGAATGGAACTACGAAGGATTTATTGACGAATATGGACAACCTGTATTTAATAACCCAAGTAATGATGTACGCGGACCAGACGGTGAATTAATAGATTACGGTATAGTTGATCACTGGAATAATGAAGCTGAAGGTTTAAAAAACGATCAAGATGCTTTAAACGAGTTTTACAGACAATTTCCAAGAACTGAAGAACATGCGTTTAGAGACGAAGCTAAAAATAGTATATTTAATTTAGTAAAAATATACGAGCAAATAGATTATAATGACGGAACAAGAAACTCATCTACTTATTCTACTGGTAATTTTCAATGGGTTAATGGTGTAAAAGACACGCAAGTAATATTTTACCCAGATCCAAAAGGTAGATTTAACGTAAGTTGGTTTCCAGAGCAACATTTGCAAAACAAAATAATAATAAAAAAAGGAATTAAATATCCAGCTAACGAACACATGGGCGCCTTTGGTTGTGATAGTTACGATATATCAGGAACAGTAGATGGAAGAGGGTCAAATGGAGCTTTACACGGTTTGACTAAATTTAGTATGGAAAACTGTCCACCAAACCATATGTTTTTAGAATATATAGCTAGACCACAAACAGCTGAGATATTTTTTGAAGATGTGTTGATGTCGTTAGTGTTTTATGGTATGCCGGTGTTAGCTGAAAACAATAAACCAAGATTATTGTACCATTTAAAAAGAAGAGGATATAGAGGTTACTCCATGACTAGACCTGATAAATACTGGAATAAACTTTCTACTTCAGAAAAAGAAATAGGTGGTATACCAAACTCTAGCGAAGATATAAAGCAAGCGCATGCAGCCGCGGTTGAAATGTATATACAACAGCACGTTGGTCATTTAGGTAATGGAGAGTACGGAAACATATATTTTAACAAAACTTTAAATGATTGGTCTAGATTTGACATAAATAAAAGAACAAAGTTTGACGCTACTATAAGTAGTGGTTTAGCGATAATGGCTTGTAATAGACATTTGTATGCTCCAAACGTAAAGGTAGAAAAACCAAAACTTAATATAAATATCGCTAAGTATACTAATACTGGTAGCGTTTCAAAATTAATAAAATAATATGACATATACCGCTGTAAATAGTTATTTTCCTAGTCAAGTCGTAAGCGATGCAGAGAAGTTAAGTTATGACTACGGTTTAAAGGTAGCAAAAGCTATAGAGTTTGAGTGGTTTAGTAACGACACGAATCACACGCGATACGATAGTAATTATAGAAATTTTCACGAGCTAAGACTTTATGCGCGTGGAGAACAATCAATAAAAAAATATAAAGATGAATTATCTATAAATGGAGATTTATCTTATTTAAATTTAGACTGGAAACCAGTGCCTATTATATCTAAGTTTGTAGATATAGTTGTCAACGGTATAGCTGAAAGAACTTATAATGTAAAAGCATATTCTCAAGATCCTTATGGAGTCTCTAAAAGAACCGCATATATGGAATCTATAATAGAAGATATGAGAATGAAAAGCTTTGATGAGTTTACAAAAGAAAGCTTTGGCATAAACTTAGCTCAAAACGAACCAGACACTTTGCCTGGGAACGAAGAAGAATTAGCTTTACACATGCAGTTGTCTTACAAGCAATCTGTCGAATTAGCGGAGGAGCAAGCCTTAAATGTCTTAATGGACGGCAACAACTATGAGCTAATTAGAAAAAGATTTTACCAAGATCTTACTGTGTTAGGTATAGGCGCTGTTAAAACAAACTTTACAACATCAGAGGGTGTTACTATAGATTATGTTGATCCAGCTAAATTAGTTTACTCATATACAGAATCTCCTTACTTTGATGACTTGTATTATGTTGGTGAAATAAAAACAATACCTATTAACGAGTTAGCTAAACAATTCCCTCATTTAGAACAATCAGATTTAGAAGAAATAAAACAAAGCTCTTCTTTATATAACAAAGATCACTACCAACATAGCTATAGTTATAAAGAAAACGATAAAAACAAAGTTCAAGTTTTATATTTTAATTATAAAACTTATATGAACGAAGTTTACAAAGTTAAAGAAACTAGTTCTGGAGCTGAGAAAGCTATAGAAAAAGACGATCAGTTTAATCCACCAGAAAATATGGAAGGTGGTTTTACTAGATTAGATAGAGTTATAGAGGTTTTATACGAAGGGGCAATAGTAGTTGGCACCAATAAGTTGTTAAGTTGGGGTATGGCTAAAAATATGATGAGGCCAAAAAGTGATTATACTAAAGTTAAAATGAATTATAGTATAGTAGCGCCTCGTATGTATAAAGGTAAAATAGATTCGTTAGTAAAGCGTATTACAGGTTTTGCTGACATGATACAATTAACACATTTAAAGCTACAGCAAGTAATGTCACGTATGGTACCAGACGGTGTTTATTTAGATGCTGATGGTTTAGCTGAAGTTGATTTAGGTAATGGAACTAATTATAACCCACAAGAAGCTTTAAATATGTTTTTTCAAACTGGATCTGTAATTGGTAGAAGCTTTACAAGTGAAGGTGATATGAATCCTGGTAAAGTACCTATTCAAGAGATAACTAGTGGAGCTGGTGGACAAAAAATGCAAGCGTTAATAGCTAACTACAATTATTATCTACAAATGATAAGAGATGTAACCGGTTTAAACGAAGCTAGAGATGGTAGCACGCCAGACAAAAACGCTTTAGTTGGTATACAAAAAATGGCAGCAGCTAATAGCAACACAGCAACAAGACACATACTACAAGCTGGTTTGTTTTTAACAGCTGAAACAGCTGAGCAATTGTCACTTAGAATATCTGACATTATAGAATACTCACCCACAAAAGAAGCGTTTATACAATCAGTAGGCGCGCATAACGTTGCTACGTTAGAAGAATTACAACATTTACATTTATATGATTTTGGTATATTTATAGAGCTGACACCTGATGAAGAAGAAAAAGCTTTATTAGAAAACAATATACAAGTAGCGTTAGCGCAACAAAATATAGAGCTTGAAGACGCTATTGATATTAGAGAAATAAGAAGTTTGAAACTTGCTAACCAATTACTAAAAGTAAGAAGAAAAGAAAAACTAGCAAGAGACCAAAAAATGCAGCAAGAGAATATACAGGTACAAGCGCAGGCTAATGCACAGGCTCAACAAGTTGCAGCGCAAACGGAAATGCAAAAAAATCAAGCTATTACAGAGTCAAAATCTCAACTAGCTCAAGTAGAAGCTCAATTAGAAATGCAAAAAATGCAAGCTGAAGGAGAGTTAAAAATGGCTTTAATGCAAAAAGAGTTTGAGTACAACATGCAGTTAAGACAGGTAGACTCAGAGTCTTTAAACCGTAAAGATAAAGAAAAAGAAGATCGTAAAGATCAAAGAACAAGGATTCAAGCATCCCAACAATCTGAACTTATAGATCAGAGAAAAAATGAAAAACCACCTAAAAACTTTGAGTCAGCAGGTAATGATATAATGGGAGGTGGATTTGGATTAGGTATGTTTGAACCTAAGTAAACAATTTTATTAATTATATAATATTTTATTATGGCAAAGAAAAAAGAAACTGCAACTGAAGAAGTTGTAGAGCAAAAACAAGATAACAATGTAACAAAAGTTGACCTTGGTAATGTTGAAAGCAAACAAGATGACAATATAACTAAGGTTGATTTAGATAAAAAACCAGAAGATGAAACCAAAGAAGAGGTTGTTGAAAACAATACTGACGACGGAGGAGTGGTTGAACTCGTTGAAGATGCCAACGCCTCAGAAAAACAAGAAGAAGTACAACCGGAAGCAGAAACACAAGAAACGCCAGTTGTAGAAGAAATAACTGAAGAAGAAGTAAAAGAACAAGTTGAAGATTTAGCTGAACAAGCTGAAGACGCTATAGCTGAATCTATAGAAACTGGAAAAGCACTACCAGAAAATATACAAAAACTTGTTGATTTTATGGAAGACACTGGTGGTAGTTTAGAAGATTATGTGAAGCTAAACAAAGATTATTCTGAATTAGATAATTTATCGTTATTAAAAGAATATTACAAGCAATCAAAACCTCATTTAAACGAAGAAGAAATAGACTTTATGATGGACGACTATTTTTCTTATGATGAAGAAATTGATGAGGATAAAGATATTAGAAGAAAAAAATTAGCTTTGAAGGAGCAAGTTGCCGAAGCAAAGCAACACCTGGACGGTGCAAAGTCCAAATATTATGAAGAAATTAAAGCTGGAAGCAAACTGACAACAGAACAGCAAAAGGCTATTGATTTTTTCAACAGATACAACAAGGAGTCAGAAGAACAACAACAAGTAGTTGAAAAACAAACTCGTACTTTTTTAAATAAAACTAACCAGTTATTTAACAAAAATTTCAAAGGTTTTGAATATAGTGTTGGAGATAAAAGGTTTAGATATAATGTAAAAAATACGAACAATGTTAAAGAAACTCAAAGCGACATTAATAATTTTGTCAAGAAGTTCTTGAATAAAAATAATGAAATGGAAGATGCTGTGGGTTATCATAAATCTTTGTATACAGCTATGAATCCTGATGCTATCGCTAAACATTTTTATGAGCAAGGTAAGGCTGATGCTTTAAAAGACAGTATTGCAAAATCTAAAAATGTTAATATGGATCCGCGTCAACAACACTCTGGTGTTATTGAAGCTGGTGGTATGAAAGTAAAAGTATTAGGTGATAATTCTAGTGACTTCAAATTTAGAATTAAAAACAAAAAATAACAATTTAAAAATTAAAAATTATGGCAATTAATGCAGGAACTAATTTGAATAGTGTTCCAAGTTCACAGCAACAAACACTAGCTACAAATTATGTTGATTTTACGAGCTCTGACACAAAAGGTTGGGCTCAACAATATCTACCTGAGTTGATGGAAAAAGAAGCAGAGGTTTTTGGACCTCGTACAATTTCTGGTTTCCTTTCTCAAGTAGGTGCAGAAGAAGCAATGACTTCTGACAGAGTTATATGGTCTGAGCAATCAAGACTTCACATCTCTTTAAAGGGTACTATTGATCAAGATGGTAACGTATCTTCTTCAGGTGCTAAAGGTAAATTTACAGTAACATCTGATATTGATGGTAATGTATTAGCTGACGGCTTTGGTGCTTCAGGAGGTTCAGTTGGTGACATACACGGTGTTAGAAACCACGATATTGTTTTACTTTCAACTCCAGGAGTTGTTGTTAGAGCTTTAGTTGTAGCTGTTAGTGGTAACACTATTGGTCTTAGAGCTTACAACGCTGATACTTTAGCTGCTTTAGCTGAAACAGCTGGTGGATGTACTTTATTAGTTATCGGTTCTGAGTTTAAGAAAGGTGACAACTATGATGGTTCAACTACAAGAGGTGCTAACGAGCCTAGTTTCAAAACTTTTACTAACAAGCCAATTATCATGAAAGATTACTACGAAGTATCAGGTTCTGACGCTGGTAGAATTGGTTGGGTTGAAGTTTCTTCTGAAGGTGGTGCTTCTGGTTACTTATGGTACTTAAAAGCTGAAGCTGACACTAGAGCTAGATTTAATGATTACTTAGAAATGGCAATGCTTGAATCTATTCCAGGTTCTAACTCAACTAATGTTGACGGTGAATTAGGTTTATCTCCAGAGGGAGATGCTGGTACTGAAGGTTTATTCCACGCTATCGAAGACAGAGGTAACGTTACTACTGGTGTTACTGGTGTTAACGCTGCTACTGATTTAGCTGAGTTTGACGCTATATTAGCTGAGTTTGATTCTCAAGGAGCTATTGAAGAAAACATGATGTTTGTTAACAGATCAACTAGTTTAGCTATTGATGATATGTTAGCTTCAATGAACTCTTACGGAGCTGGTGGTACTTCTTATGGAGTATTCAACAACTCTGAAGACATGGCACTAAATTTAGGTTTCTCTGGATTCAGAAGAGGTTCTTACGACTTCTACAAGTCTGACTTTAGATACTTAAACGACAAAGCCACTAGAGGTGGTATTAACGCTACTGCAGGATCTGAAGCTTTAAGAGGTGTTATAATTCCAGCTGGATCTTCTTCAGTTTATGACCAAACTGTTGGGGCTGCTGTTAGACGTCCTTTCTTACACGTTAGATATAGAGCTTCACAAACTGACGATAGAAGAATGAAGACTTGGGTTACTGGTTCTGTTGGCGCTGCTACATCTGCTTTAGATGTTATGCAAATCCACATGTTAACTGAAAGATGTTTAGTTACTCAAGGTGCTAACAACTTTATGTTAATGAAGTAAACACTTTATATTAAAAGACCGGGGCCTCGGCCTCGGCCTTTTATTTTATTAATTTTATTATATATTATATTATGGCAAAAAAACAAGAAACAAAAAAAGAGGTAGAGGTACCTGTAGTTGAAACACCAGTTGTTGAAACTCCAAAACCTAAAAAAGCTGAACCTAAAAAACCAAAGTGGGAAATAAAAGATAGGGTTTATTATTTAACAAATAAACGTAGACCTTTATCTTACATGGTTAAATCTGCTGGTATATACTTTTTTGATGAAGAAAAAGGTTATGAAAGAGAATTAAAATATTGTGAAAATCAAATAACTCCATTTGTAGATGAGATGAAAGGTGACCAAAGATTATCACATATAATATTTAGAAACGGTGCTCTTCACGTGCCTAGAAACAAACAAACTTTACAAAAACTTATGTCTTTGTATCACCCACAAAAAGACACGCTTTTTAGTGAGTGGAAACCAGAGGTAAAAGCCGCTGATGATTTAGAAATACTAGAATTAGAGTTGGAAGCTTTAAACATAGCTAAATCAATAGATATAGACATGGCTGAGGCTATTATGAGAGTAGAGTATGGTTCTAAGGTATCTAAGATGAGTTCTAAGGAGCTTAAAAGAGATTTGTTATTATATGCTAAAAACAACCCTGTTTTATTTTTAGAACTAGCTTCTGATGATAATGTTCAACTTAGAAACTTTGGTATAAAAGCTGTTGAGTTAGGTATACTTAAATTATCTGACGATCAAAGAAACTTTTTATGGGCTTCAAATGATAGAAAGTTAATGACAGTACCGTTTGACGAGCATCCATACACTGCTTTAGCACATTGGTTTAAAACTGATGAAGGTATGGAAATATATGCAAATATAGAAAAAAGATTAAACAATTAATCAAACTGTAGAGCGGTCGCCCTACGGGGCGATCGTAACTACAATACAACTATGGAATCAAAAGGTTTAGGCGACACAATAGAAAAAATAACAACTGCTACAGGAATAAAGAAGTTTGTGCATAAAATTGCAGGTGACGATTGTGGTTGTAAAAAAAGAAAACAAGTACTTAACAAAGTATTTCCTTATAAAAAACAAAAGTAATGGTAGAAATAAATACAGTATATCAACAAGTTTTAGTGTTAGCTAACAAAGAGCAAAGAGGTTATATAACTCCACTTGAGTTTAATTTATT